TTTCTAACTCTTTAGGCGGTGTTAATTCCGCCAATTCTTTTGCAATGTCATTGATCGTTTTGGCTGGGAATCCGCATCCGCAACCGTCACGCTCACACATTAGGAAAATCCCGAACTTGATGAAATCCACCTAGTTCTTGATCAAGATACTCATATGTAACGCCATCTTTTGCATCTATTTTGATTGAAATTATGTGGTCAGGGTTTAAGCCTTTTTCAATCGCAAAATCTTGCACAAAATTGCTAACGATCTTTGAATTTTTTATCATTTCTCCCCCGTATCTCCGTTGCAGGCAACTGATAGATCATTACTGAAAGGCCGATAGTACGGGCAATACATACACATTCGGCTTGGCGTAGCAGGAATGAGTGGCCACATCTGAGGATTTTCTTCAACATCAATTGTTGAAAGCAACTCATAAACACAATCTAAACGAGCAAGCGCGGCTATCGCTGCGGCTTCATCGTAATCAAATAGTTCAATGTGCATATCATCAATGGAACCGCCTGTTGGCAAGAAGATAAGGCCAACCTTATTTACTTGCACACCTTGCTGGGCTTTTCCGTAGCCGTAAAGCTGAACCTGCGTAATCTGTTGGCTGGTGGCACCTTCACTGCGCTTGGCTTTGACACCTGCAGGTGATGTGGTTTTCCAATCCAACACATAACCCTTTTCTTTATCAAAAAGGTCAACAGTTCCTGAAAGGTTTGCTCGAATCTGAACGCGTTGTTCAACTTCGTAGCGATCAGGATGCTTGGCAAAAATATCTTCTAAAAATGAGTGGATGGCGGTGCCGACATTGGCAGCCCAGGAACCGCCACCCGACTCATTTGCCTTATCCCAATCCAGCAATTTGTAAGCAAGCCTGCGTACACATTCTTGTCCTACTTCACTTGGCCCAATATAAACCTGTTGGCTTCTTGGTGACCACTTGCTTGCTTCGGTGATGATGTGTTGCAACTCCAAAGCAAGTTCTTGTGCTGGTGTGTTCAAAGGTGCGAAAGTCATTTGATTATTCATCCTCATCTAAGTTCAATCGTGCAGCCATATCTTTTGCAGCTTTGGCTTGCCAATTACGCTTCTTGCCATAATCGCTTTCTTCTTGCCAACGCTCATATAATTGCCACATCAATTGACGCTCACCTTCGTATTCTCCATCTTTGCGTGCGCGATCAATCTTGCCATGCCAATAGTCTGCAATTTGTGAGGCATAATAAAATGTACCCATTGCTTGCTTCATATTGCCATTTGATTGAACTTTAATCTCTGCAGGTTTCAAGTCTGAAACATCAGGCGCGTACATCATCAGTTCCTGTATTTTGCCTTGAATCACCATTTTTATTTGATGTTCAAGCATTTCATCAGGAACTACTGAAGATGCGGTAAGGATCTCGCCCCACTGTCGAACCTGAACTGTCAATCCATCTTCATTGCTTGCTTCAGCTTTTTTGCGAAACTGAATATTCTTAGCAAGTTCTTCTAGATTGATTTCCAGTTTCATTTATTCATCCTCATTTACAATTGAAAATCTACGAGAGGTTGATTTTACCTCAAGTGCTTCAATTACCTGCGCAGGCAAGATTTCGCGGGCGCGTTTGGTGTCAAATCGTGTTGATTCAACAAATGACCATCGAACAACAGGTTTGTTCAAGAACATACCCATTTGATTATCCCCAAGTGCAGCCTCAATGTGTGCGCGAGCAACATCGGCTACTTCTTGAAGTTCTTTGATCTTGGCAATGGCATTTTTATATTGCTCAAGCCAAGCGGCGGTGTTGGCATCAAAATCAACCACGCCTGTTTCTATCTCTACGCTCATACTAACCCCCATTAGTAATAGTTTTTTTGCTTAAAATGATTCCAAGCCCCACACGGACCTGATGAACCATACTTTCGGCCAATGTAGGCCAGTGCTGCAATGGTTTGAGCAACAGTTGATTTGCTGCGCTTCATTCCAAGATTGCGATAAGTGCCATCCAATAACTGCCCCACACCTGATGCGGTGCTGGTCGGATTATCCTTATCTTGCCAAGCGCTTTCTTTGCTCATTAGGGCATTGAAACACTTGAACTGATGTGCGGTCAGTAGCTCGCGAGCCACTTCCTTTGGATTCACCTGCATTAAATGTGGCCGATCTTTGTAGATAACCAATTCAGGTACTGCAGGTTGAGCCGTAATTGCTTGAACCACCAATGAAGTGCTAACGCTAACCACAACGATTAGTGCAAGCCTTTTGATGAGTCGTTTGTCTGTTGGTGTAATGGTGCTGCTCCTTGTTCAGTTGCAGCCAACTTTTTTAATACTCGCCTGACATAGCCAGGTGATGTATCTAGTTGGGCCGCAATTTCGTTGGCAACTAACCCTTTTTTGTGCATCTGAATAATCATTAGTGCAATACCTTTGAAGGTATGGCCTGATTGCTTCACAATGCTGGCATCTCTTTCTTCAGGTGATGTGCCACCCCAAATGCCGTAGGTTATTTGCTTTTCTAGTGCGTACTCCAAACACTCCTTACTGTGAATACAACTTGCGCATATTGCTTTAAGTTGGTGCAGTCTTTCTGCCTCTTGTGTGCGGTTATCGGGGAAAAAGAAATCTTTATCCTCAATCTCTGCACACTTGGCTTCATCAAAGCGGGGTAGATCAACAAAGAAATCAAATGTGTTCAATGCTTTTCATCCAGCCATTGTTGAAGGTCTTGGATTACCCAAGATTTTTCAATCCCAGCGCTACGGCGCTTGAGAATGATGTAATGCAATGGAACTTCGGTTAAACCGCGTGCCTTTGCATAGTTTTCTGCCTCAACTTCAGCTTCACGCCAAAATTGAGGAAGGTTAGGTTTTCCCCAGTTCTTCAGTTCAAGGATGTATTGCTTGCCAGCAATGATTGCGACCAAATCGCCTTCATCGTGCTTGCCAGCCTTCACCAAACGCTCACATAAAGCACCAGCACTACGAAGCCAACGCATAACATCGGTTTCGAACTTTGCGCCTTTGCGCCCGTTTGGATTAGCCATTTGGTTATTTAACCGCCTTGAGTGATGGGTAGTTGGTGCCAGCCTCACGACTGATGCGGGCAAACTTAACTGCTCGAATCAAATCTTCAGCCAAAATAAGTGCTTCTTTTTCCGTCATATTGCAAAGCAATGGTGCGTTCTCGCCCAAGTTATCGCGGGCATTATCTAGGTGTTCAAAGTAGTTTTCTGCCTTCACGCTGCGATCTGCAGAATGGCGCAACAAGTCCAAATCATCTAACTCGTATGCACCCACAATATCTTGAACCAAATCTTTTACTGCATCTTGTTCTTCAAGATATAAGGCAATACTGCCATCTGAATGATTATGTATTGAAAATAGCGGTTCGCGTGGTTGCTTTTCAAAAATCATTGGCCTTCACCGATTTCAAAAGCTGCAACAATGATTGCGTACAATGCAAGGATTCCAATGAATCCGCAAACTAATCCTAACCAAAACATTTGTTTCCCTTTCCGTTCAAAGTAGGTATGCACATACTACACACTTTTGAACGGTGCAACGGCCTAGACTCGCTGAATTTCAATCTGAAAAGGTTTGGCCGTGTTGATGTCATATTTGGCGGCAATCTCCAGTGCCTTGATGATTTCTGCCTTGCCGACATTCGGCACCAGCCCCGCCAATGCGCCTAGCGCGTAGGCAGAGCCTGAGCCGACCCCGTACAGGCCATCGGCAGATTGAGTGACACTTAGATCATCGCCAATTTCAAATACATTGCCGCCAAAGGCCAGCAAGTATGAGTAACTGATTCCTTCTTTGGTGTAATCAAATCCTTGCGCTCGAAAGGCTGCAATGATGCTTGGAATGATCTTTTTGCCCATAAAGTTCACTGGATTGGTGCCATCGTAGGCGGGCGGTGTCCAGTTGTAGGTGAGAATGTCACCTGGCCTGCAATCACCGCTTACTGCTAACAAATACTTCTTCAGCTTTACGATCTTCGGCGTGCTGGGCGAGATGATGCGCTTATCCCCATCGGTCACCTGAGAGTCTGCCCCTAGAATGGCAAAATCAGGCCCCTGGAAGGCAATTAGCGTAGTCATTGCCCAAGTGTAGGGTAACGGCCTGAAAAGGGTTGAGAATGGCGAAAACCCAACCGCTTCCCCTTCGGCTGGGCTTTCAGGGCGAGCCTAACACGCCTGAATCTTGTTATCAAATCGTTATGTGTCTTGGGGTCAAATCTTGCGTATCTGTATATACAGGTGCTAAGTTTATCTCATTGGGGAACGGCCCCTAAGAACGGATAGCAAAATGGAATTTCTAAAAATCAATCGCAATCGTTACATCACAACAGATGAACAATTTACAGTGTTGAACATCGGCGGCAGTGTTTGGGTAGTTTTGAAGAAAAACGCTGATGATAATTACAACTCAATGTTTATCAATCAACCATTTAATCGCGCACTAGAAGCAATGGCAGAGCTAAGAAAGGTGGCTGCATAATGTCATACAACTGCACCTGCATTAAATGCGGTACTAAGTTCGAAGCAATTGCACGACTTCACGAATGTTTAGAATGTTATGAAATCAGAATGGGGTGGAAATAAATGGGTGCTTACAAGTCTTTGGTAATTGATATTGCAGATACTATGTATCAAATCAGCCGTGATCTAAATGAAGCAAGTGAATCAGGCGATTTTGATGAAATGAAACAATCACTTCGCAGAGCAATTGTTAACTCTGCACTAACCATTGCACACATTGAAGAATTGGAAAACAACTAATGATTACAAAGCGTGGCAAGCGAGTACGAGCAGTTGCAATTGCAGTTGGCATCATCTTTGTTTGGCAAGTTGCCAGCAACCTTTGGTGGGTTGGCATTGATGCACCAACGGCTGAGTTTCTTGGCTGGTGTTGGGGTTCAATGACTGAGTGCGTGGTTCTATGACCCCATTGCGATCAATCCGCGTGGCCACCGGCCTTTGGCAATCGGTACAAGCCAAAGCAAAAGAAGAAGGCACAACCGTTAGCGCAGTCATAACAAAGGCATTGCGCGAATACATCAAGTAATTGAAAGCACGAAACCGCCACTTGCAGGAACGGCTGCAGGTGGCGGTTTCGTTATGGGGGCGTTTTGCGCCTAAGTCTTAATCTATATACTGAGCAAGTTCAGCGCAAATCGCGGCATACGCGGCAAGATCAATTGCGCTATCAAGATGATTGGGTTTTGCAGACAATCGAGCAAGTTTCATTGCTGCCATACATAAAGCTGCAACTTCGGGTGGTACGGCATCGCCTGGTTGTGCTTGCTCAACATATCGTTCTAAAACAATTCCTAAAATTACGCCAATGCGCTTATGGTTAATGCGTGGTTCATCGTAGGAAACATTGCGATCACCGTATGTTAGGCGCTTTGCTTCATCTAATACTTCGCCTCTATCCATCAATTGCCCCCATCTCATACCAGCCATCGCCCCAAAGGGTCAACAGGCGCTTAAAGTATGCCTCGTATTGAAGGCCGATAGTATCAAGGTTATACAAGGAAATTGCACGATTGCGAATCGCTGCGCGGTTGAGTTTTTTCACATCTTCGGCTGCCTGCATAAATTCAGCCAAAGTGCGGCATCTAAACCCTGAAACGCCATCGGGATTGTTCTCTGTAAATGCGCCCCAATCAGTTGTGATTGTTGGCGTGCCACAAGCCTGCGATTCGAT